AGCTGTACAGTCAAAGGCACGTACCCAGCCTTGAGCATCTGGATTGTGGTCAGACTTAGAACCGCGCTTCTGGTGCTTAGAGTCACCAATCGTCCCATCTGAAACTCTAGAACGAGAAGGGAAGCTATCGTCAATGGCTTCTCTTAACGCAATAACAGACTTAGATAACTTAGGTTTCATTATCCAAGAATTGTTTTTAGTTCATCTTCGGTTAAACCAAGTCGAGCCAATAGTGCAGCCTTTTGAGCAGCCTGTTCAGCCTTAGCGGCTTCATAAGCGGCTTGCATTGCTTTATCTGTTTCCCACGCTGCAAATTCTTCGTCATTCATTTCGCGGTCAATTACTTCATTTGTTTCCATATTGTGGATTCTTACCATTGGACGAGATTTTTTAGTCATTATTTAACTCCGTAAACGTACATTGTTCCGCCTGTAAATGATGCGGTTCCTGCGGTTGTGGTCATTGTTAATGATGTAATTGCTGAAGTTGTATTCAAAACACCACCAGTTATGAATGCCGTTCCGCTAGAAACACTTGAAGCACCACTCATAAAAAGGTATTTATTTTGAGTTGCAGAAGCATAATTGTTAATTGTTAAAACTAAATTATTTGCTGAAGTTGTAGAAAAAGCCGTTCCGCTTGTCGCGGACTGTGCGCTAGTGGCTACGTCAAAAATACCAGCACCACCACAAAAATAAATTCCTTGACCAGCAGTTCCATTCGGATTTATTCTTGGATAATAAGTTGCGCCAGCAGTTATGCCTGTAATAAATACATAAAGATTTGTGTAAGTTTGATTTATTGACGACACGACTGTGCTAGTTCCGCTTAAAGTAGTTGTGCTGAGTAAAGTCATTCCACCGCTTGCTGAAGTTGCCCACGCTGGCAGTCCACCTGAAACCGTTAAAACTTGTCCAGTAGTTCCAATGCCTAAACGCGCTGGGGTAGATGCTCCGCTTGCATAATAAATATCACCTGTAGTTGTAAGGGTTGCTTTCTGTGTAGCTGCATCAGCGTTTGTTTTCATCTGAGTGTCTACAGCTTGACCAAAAACCTCAAAGTCCGCAGGTAAATCTTTTACAAGGTCACTATTCGTAGGCATGGCAAAAGAATAGTTAGTAGTTGGGTTAGCCATTATGTGCTCCTTATCAAGAAACTAGTATAGCGTTTAACCAGTCCAAAGTAGGACTAATTGTCTGCCATTGTTCGGTAATTGGTACGTCCATCCACTTAAAAGCTTGTAGGCTATAAGCTGTAGGTGAAAGATTAAGTGTAATATTCAAAGCGCCTTTAGAAGCTGAAAATGTCCAGCCTTCTACAAAGCCTTGGAAACCAGCCGGAAGCATATTTGCAGGTAAGTCAGTAATGTCTAAAGGTAAGCCCATAAATACATTAAGTAAGGTATCTCTGTCAGTATTGTCAATTTCGCTAGAAGCTAAAGGGAAAGTAATAGACCTGAACATAAATTGCGGATAAGCACGTAAAGCTAAATAAAAGGCAGCTTGAGTATTAGCATCAGTTGTAGTTTCCAAGCTGGTGGTTATGTTCTGTCCTAGCTCACCATAAATAGCTATTGAAGCTGCGTCTGTAGCTGTGACAGTTTGATTGTTCTTATAAGTAATGTTAACTTCATTTCGGACGTCTCCAGAGCGTTTAGCTATCCTAAGTCCAGAACCAATAGCATGATGCCCGGTAAGCTCTACATAGCCATTATCTGCTAGATACTGACCTCTGTGTGTACTGTCAGCATAAAATATACGTCCGCTTGAGTCTTCCCCAATAGTGCCAAGTCCAGACCTAGCTAAGTCTGAAACAAGGTCATAAGCTGTAGTTGGACTGGAAGAACGAGCTGTAAGCTCATAATCTCCGGGACGGTCAATCTCACCAAGCCCTGAATTTTCAGCATTAGCCCAAGTAGTTGTAGCTGTGTAATTAGACCATGTAAGAGCAGCTGGTACTTGAGTCCAAGTGTTATACAACAAAGGTTCAAGAATTGAATAAATCTGGTCTCCGTCAAAATCCTTTGAAAGCACACCATCCGTAAGAACTTTGGTCAGCTTAGCTAAAGCTCCCAAGGCTTTAATGTTAATAACTTCTACCATGCCTTTTGAGCCTGATTTATCCACGCTTATATCTAAGTCTGTAATAGTGCCACCAAATAGGTTAACAAAGCTGCCAGAGCTGTTTTTAACCTGTATCAGCACACTATTGTTTATGTCTAAAGGGATTGAGCTACCGTCTGTGTTAATTATTGTTACTGAGCAGTAACCTGCTACAGCTTGTGAATAAATGTCTGTTCTACCTGATGTAATGGTCAGGTTGGTTAAAGTTAAGTTTGTGTAGTCAAGATTATTATTTATGGTTATCTTCCACTCAGGCGTCCAGTCTGACACTATTAGTCTCTCCTGAAATTAAAGACAGTACCAGCTCCGCCGCGAGCCGCTGAATCTGTTGCAGCATCCGCAAGGCTGCGAACTACTGACTCACCATCTCCTACAATTCCATTAAAGTTAACAGTAAGAGTTGCAGCTTCGCCCCTACGGAAAGAACCAACATTAAATGAGCTAGTAGACTCAATAGCTCCTACTGACTGAGCTTGACGTTCTAAGACAGCTATTTGAGCTTGGTATTCAGCTAACTTAGCTGCTCCGGCTTTCTTACTTATGCCGCCGGTTTCAACCTGAAAGACCGTCTCTCCAATACTTTCATTAAGGTTTGTAAGCTTGTCAACTAAATCATTCAAGCTAGTTGCAGCTTGTGGCGTAAATAGTGAGCCACCACCACCGCCGCCAGCTCCACCACCGCCGCCAGCTCCACCGCCTGCAAAACCACCGCCGCCAGCTCCACCGCCAAGGTATGTACCAGATTGAATTGGATTTGACCCGGTTGTAGTGCCATCTCCAAGGTCAATGTTTGCATTAGAATTATTAGCCAAAGCATTAGCGGCTGAAAGAACACCAGCTGCAAGAGCCGCAGCTCCTACGCCAAGTAAAGGATTAAGAGCAAAGGCAGAAGCTACACCTGTGACAATAGCTGACGCCTTCAAAGCGTTGTAAGCCATGATAAGGCTCTTAATTAAAGCAATAGTAGCTGTGACCGCAGCTGAAATTTTACTGACCACAAAAACAGTACCTACTACACCAGCTGTAATTATCAGAAGCTCTTTGAAGTCATAAACGGTCTTGGCTACCTTCTTGACCATTTCTCCAAATTCATAAGCTCCTTCAGTAGCCGCTCCTGACTCATTTTTAGCACCAGTCAAGCCGGCAATAAACGCGTTCATATTTGGCACAAAAGTAGTTAAAATGAAAGTAGCTAGTCTTTCAACAATAGGTAGTAACGCAGCTCCTATAGCTTCTTTAGCTTCATCTGTTGCAATTTGAATACGCTCAAATTTCTTAGCTGTAGTCTCAGCTTCATTTTCCGCAAAAGTCCCAAAGGTTCTTTTGAGAGTATTCATAATTGCGTCTGTGTCTTTTGACTTGAGAAGATTTGCGTCAAGTCCAAGACCCAAGCGTCCTAGTGAAGCGGCGTTGCCATCATAAGCTTTACCTAAAGCATTTGAGACAGCTTCAAGTGGCTTACCTGTAGCAGCTGAAATATCAAGAGCTAAATTGAGAAGGTCTTGAGCTTCCGTAACTGAGTTTGTACTTCTGGCTAGTCTCGCTAAAGATGGACGAAGCTCATCATCAGTAACGCCAATAGCTACAGAAGTTTGAGAAATCCAAGTCTCTACAGCTCTGGTTTGTTCAAGAGTTGCACCTGTTGAAACCTTGAGAGTTTCCGCGAGCTTACGCTGAGCAGCTTCATCAGCTAAAGCGTTTTTAATCGCAGCTGTAGCAAATACGCCAATAGCTGCGGCAGCTGCGCCAAATGCAACAGTAGCTTTTTTAGCTATGTTATTTATATTGCCTGAAAAAGTCTGTGTGTCTTTACTAGCTTGTGAAAGACCTTTAGTTAGGTTATCTATGTCTCCAAGAATGGAAAGCTTGAGCGTTCTGGATTTCTCAGCCATTACCAAGGACTCACAATTCTCTTAAAGGCGGTTTCCCAGCGAGCAATAATGTCAGGTTGAATAGCTCGCATAGTAGGAAAAATAAAATAGCCTGTGTTGCCGCGCTGACCGTAGCGTGGTGTGCGAGCGGCAAATTGCGGATAATTTTTAGAACCAAATTCAAGACCAGCTAAAAGACCGTTACCGCCTTCTCTGGCATAATTAAACTGAGTAGTAGCTCCACCGCTAAACCTTTGAGAAGCAAAGCCAAAAGCCAATTCACCAATCTTAGAAGTCTTAGAAACCTTGACTCCTTGAGCTACGCGTACCGCAGCTTTAGAATTTGGTGCGCTTTGTGCAGCTGTCTGAATTTTTCCAGCTGCATACTCAGCCAAAGCGTTTGACTCTTGCTTGGCTTCTTCAACAGCGTAATCAGCCATTTTTCCAAATGAGCGGATAATTGCTTTGATTTCATCTGGGTCATAGCTTACGGAGCGTACAGGCTCAATGACTTCTGCCATGTTCTGTACGCTCCTTCACTATCTCAAATGCGGTTAAAACGTCTTCTGCGGTTTTGAATTCGCTTGGACTTATTTTGTACTCATAAGCCAAAAGCCAAAGTATCCGGCTTATGCTTCCGGCTGGGTAACTTTTGGGTCTGCATCTGTGACCGTAACTTCCGCTACTGTCTCCATCCAGACTTCAAAAGCTTTTACAGGCTTTCCGGCAGCTTCACGCTTGTGAGCGTTGTACGCCAAAAACATTAAGTCCCAAATGCCAATTGACTCTTGAGCCTTACTAATTGTGTTGCCTGTTGCCTTTTCCCATTTAGCCCACTCAGGTGGTTGAGCTGTGTAAACAGCTTTTTGACCGTCTGTGTATTCGATACTGATTGGCAGTTTCATCTTGTTCTCCCGTTTCTATTTGTTAAGCGAAGTTTTCCGCTGGTGTACCAATTACCTGAAATGACAATGATACTGTTTGTGCGTCTGGTGCAGTACCGCCGGCTGATGGGAAGTCTGGCAGAATTTGGAAAGTAAATACTGCGCCTGATGCAGCTGTGAATACTGTGTTAATTCCTGTGTTTGGTGCTGACTCTGATGCGTTCCACAAGCCTTCGCAAAGTGAACCGGCTGCGCCCCAATCTGCAAGCATTTCAACCGCAAAAGTGAAATCATTGTCAATCACTTTGAAAACTTTGCCATCCAAAGTTTCGTAAGCTTGACGGTTTGTTGTGCCTGTCAAAACTGCGCTTGTTGCTTGAGCGTCGTAATTATTGCCACCAATAGTAAAGGTGACGTCGCGCCCAGTTATTACTGTTGTTGGCATTTTTTACTCCTTAGTTAGTTTGTTCATAATAAGTGCTGACGTTTATATCTGCTACTAGCAAATTGCTTACGCCAACTTGAGTTACGGTAGGTCTTTCAACCGCTCCAATAACCCATCCAGCTGGAATAACAGCCAGAATTTGAAGTATTAGCTTCTCTATATTATCAAGAGAGCCTGTGTTATTGTTGTATGCAACTCCAACTGTAATTGTGTAATTTAATTTAGCCTTTATTGCCGCTTTGTTAATTAAAGTCAATTCCATGTATGGAGATGAAGGTACAAAAGTTGCAAAAGGGACTACAGGATTTTCGGGCACATTAGGGTAGACGTTAGCTGTGACAGAAGCTAAAGCTGTGGCTAAAGGCTGACGGACGTTAACTTCAATTGAAGATGGCACTATTGGCAAATACTTTCTACGTCCATGCTCGAACCTAAAAGCCCGGACACTCTATTGAATAAACTTCTACCGAGACGGAAAGGCGCAGGGCTAAAATCAACGCCTTCTGTCTGTCCACCCGGAGCGTTGCGAGAAGCAAAAATTTCTACAGATACAGCTAAGACCGCAGCTTCTACATTTGCGTTTCCAACGTAAGTAGAAGCTCCTGAAAGAGTAGCTAAGCCAGAAGGAATTACGTTTCTTTCTAAAACATTTGCATTTGTAAGATTCGCGCTAAAAGTATATTCAGAAAGGTCATCTTCTAAAACTGTAACTGTTGTAGTAAAAGGCGAACCACAGCCTGTAATTACTACGCTTTGACCTTCTGTAAATTCATGTATTCCAACTGTGTGAAAGGTTGCGACATTATCAGTCAGCGAAACCTTGTCAACCGGTGTTGAGTATTTAACCAACATAGGCAAAATAATGCCTTCTGCGGCGTCAATCTGGTCTGTCAAAATTGCATCTGAATAAAGTGAACTGGAAACGCCAAGAACAGCGCGCAGCTCTGAAGCTGTGATAATTGTTGCCATTTCCAGTTCCTCTCTATACAGCTGGGGGAGCGAGCGGGAGCACCCGCCCCCCCATGATTAGTTTGTGACTATGCCACCATGAAACGGTATGCGCCAGCGCCAAGCTTTGTAGCGATTGCACCATAACCGTAGTAACCAACTTGAATTTGACCTGTTGAGATGATGTTTGTTTGTAGCTGTAGACGTGGTGATTCGTACCATGTGTAAGCTTCTGGATTGACAATAATTGCTGTGTTATCGCCAAGTCCTGAACCATCTGTCAATGCAGTTGAGACGCGAAGGTTTAGACCAAGAAGGTTTCCGCGAATTGCAGTAGCAGTCAAATCTCCGCCAGCGTTCTGTGGGTTGATTGTCTGTTGGAAAATTGGACGGTTTGAACCATCTACAAGTCCCATCAAAGCGCCCCATTGTTCAGGAGATACGATGATGTTTTGTGCGAAGCCAAGTGTTCCCTTGTAAATAGAAACAGCTGCATCAGAAACGAAATCTGCAACAAGAGCACCTGTTGTAAATGCTGCGCGGTTTCCGCCATCTGTACCACCTGCGATTAGTGCAGTACCAACTGCAATATCTGTTGCCTTTGCGTAAGCGAACTCCATTTGACGTACAAGTTCAGCAAAAAACGCAGGAGATGACCTGTCAAGAATTTCTAAACTGAATGTCTGTTGTCCCATGAACTTCTGAACATTTACAGAAATGAAGCTTGAGTTCATATCTGTTTCTGATGGTGTTCCCGCTTGTGATGTTACTGCAACTGTTGGAGCAACAGTAACCTTTGGAATTTCAAAAGTCATACCTGCATCAGGTAGAGCACCGCGAGAGATTGAGTCAATAATTGGACGGTCTGCGTTTGAGATTCCGTTAATTACTTCTGTGAGCTGACGTGTAGGGACAAGTCCTGCGTTATCTGTTGTGTCTGCCGCAGCTGCAACAAACATACGTGATTCTTCAGAGCCTAGCTTTGCGCGTACTGAGTGCTCCAAATATGAAGCCTTGTCAACAATTGGGTTACGAACTGTTGTTTGAATAAATGGAGCTGTTGAAGCTTTCACTTCAACCTTTGCAGCTTCTACCGTTTCTGCGGCAGGAGCTTCATGAACGGTAGTGTCTGACACTTGTTCTCCTTCTGTTTCGGTTTGTGTTTCTTCCTGAGATGTCTCAGAAATCTCTGTTTCAACTGCGGCTACCTTTTGAACTTCTGCTCCCGGAATTGCTCCAGAAGTAACCAAGCTGACTTCTACAAGCTTGGATGAAGTAATAATTAAAGTACCGTCTTGGTTATCCCAAGCGTCAACTTCTACGCCTACTGAAAAATCAGAACGTAATCCGGTTGCAGCTTCTTCTAACATATCTGACGCAAATTGTGTTTTAACTAATTGAAAGCTAGCTGTGATACCTGTTTCATCTTGTGACCACTCTTTAAGCTTTCCAATTGGCTTTGTAATTTGGTGCTCAACTACCAGCTTAATATCTTTGCTAAAAGTAATTGAATTTGGTGCAAATTGAGTACGTCCAGCTGATGTATTGCCAGCTGCGTCCCATTGAACTATTCGTCCTGCAATTACGCGAGACTCTGTGTCTGCCGCTGTAACTGTAATTGGCATTGTTATTTTCATCGGATTAAATCCTCTTCTTCTTGAATTTGTTCAACTGACATAGCACCAATACGGTTTAAGATTTCATAAACCTGAGCTCTTTCATACGCTGAACCGCGTAAGAAATCATCCAAGTCAAACCGTACTTCTTGATTAGCTGGCACAAAGTCATTTTGTGAAAGTCTTTGCTCCAAGCTTGTTAAAAGGCTTCTAAGACTGAAATCCAAAAGTGAGCGGCGCTCCGATTGTGTGTTGGAATAAGTCATAGAAGTAGACTCAGCATTTACGAAGTAGCTCGGAAGATTGCAAGCCCGGGCAAGCTCAAGCGCCACGTACTGCCTCGCTTGATTTAGCTGTAATTTTTCAGGGTCTATACCAAGAACTTGTAAATCCACGTCAGCATTGAGAAAAGCCGTACTCTTACTTAATTTGGATGAACGCCAAGCTTCAAGAAGTTTTGTAATGCGTTCAGCTGGAAGGTTTGTGCCATTTGATTTGAGAACTTGTAAAGGTACAGGTTCTTTAGCAAAAGTTTCTGCGGCTTGTTCTAAAGCGTGAGCTGCGCGAATTGTTCGTCCTGCGCGGTGTAATAATCCTGTTGAGTCAAGACCATAAAAGACAACAAGAGAGCCTACGCCTTGATTGGGTACAACTGCACCATCTACTTGGTATCCGATAACTTCTGTCTGTAAATGATTAAGTTTTGGTGTAACTCTGTCTGGTGCAATACGTGTCCACGCTGCAACTCTTCCATCTTCAGCATAAACTTCTAAAACTTGACCATAGGCGATATTGTCAAGCCATAAATCTCCAACAATAGGAGCATAAATAGCTGAACCCGGGACGCGTGGGTCTGGTTGATTTATTACGCGCTTTGGTTCAATGTGTGCGCCTGTTAATTTGTTGTATTGCTCAATTGGCAAACTGGCGATGCTGCCAACTATAATTCCATAAGCTCTAGCTATTGTAGGTACAGCGAAAGCTTGAGCGCGTGTTGCATTTGACGCAGTACCAAAAAAATTAGCTGTGATATTGCCGCCAGCATTAAAAGGCGCAGGTGTAGAAGCTGCGTCAACCGTAAGTAGGTTATTCTCAGCTGGTTTTGCTAAAAAGTCAAAGAGTCCCATTGAATAAATGATAGCACAAACGCGCTAACACTAACCCACTTGAATGTCAATCTCAGTCTCAGCGCGTGTTGCAAAGTGGCTTACCATTGAAGCGGCTACAGCTGCGCAAATAATCCCAGAAGCTTTACGTCCCATGACCCAGCCACCATCACCGCGATTAAGTCTAACCGCAGCTAAGACTTGTTTAGTGAGCTCTTCCTGATTTGAGTGAACAAGCCTTTGAGCTGAAATAGCTGAAAGGTATTCGTCACAGCTTTGTTGATATTCCGGCGTGTTAATTTCGTGAATGGGTATACCGGCTGGCACTAAACGAGAAGCTACAGAAGCGCTTGTCAAAGATGAATAAGCTACAAGGTTGGTTGGAAACTTTCTAACCCAAGGAGCTATCTCATTTGCCAAAAGCTTGTCATCTAGGTAAGTGGGGTTGTACCAAGTCTGCAAGAGCGAAATCATAAACTTATTCTTGTCAAGTCTTTGGCTGGCAACAAGAGCTGCGTGTTTTCTATCTGGTGAAAGGTCTATAGCTAGCCATGTTTCTTTTTCTGGGTCAAGCTTGACACTTTCGTCTTTACATTTCTCAAATTCTGACGGAAGCACTACAGGATTTATCATGTCAACGAATTGGCACAAAACTTCCGTCCTAAATATATCTTCCCGGTCTGACAAAGCTTCCCGGATATTTTCTATATTGACTGTATAACCAAGGGACGGGTTACTGTGTTTCCAAGCTTCTATGTCATCTATAGCCGCGCCTTGTTCAGCTGACCATTCAAACCAGCCTATGTTATCCGCAGCTCCAGAAGCGGCAGCTATTCCGCGCTCTCGCATTTTTATTAAAAGCTCTGATTGGGCGTGTCCAGCATTTGAATATAGCCAAGCTTGTGGATTTGGAGAGCTCATCTGGGTATATCTCATAGAAGCCCAAAGCTCTTGACCTGACTCTCCTGCAAATTCTCGCGCTTCGTCAATGTGAATTGTAGAAGGAGCTGCAATACCACGCGCAGCTGAGTTACCAGCTCTAATTAGGTATCTAGCTCCGTTAAGCCGGATTTCCTGAGAGCCTTTGCTTTCAAATTTTTTTTCAAATTTAGCTAACAGCTTTGGGTTATCTTCAATAATTTGCAAAACCTTGTAAAAGATTTCTGAAGATGTGGTCAGCTTGTGAGCTGTAGCTAATTGAAGCTTTTCATCCCAAAGCATCATGCCTGTCAAAATCCTGAGAGCCATGAACGTACTCTTACCTTGTTGCCGGGCTATCATCAAGCCTACGATTGGATGAGCCCAGCGTCCGGTTTCCGGATGGTAGCGGTGAGCTTGAATAGCTAGCCATTTTTGCCAAGGCAACAGCTCAAAACCGATTTCTTTACAAAAGTCAATCATTTCTTGACCCTTTGAAGGTAAATCTAAGACCGGAGAGTGAATACGGGGCTCTGTGTAACCCTTAATAACCTCTGTGAGCCGATTTGAGCCACTTTGAGCGGTAACAGGTTCAATCATCACCTAAACGTCCTTGTTGTGGATTTGTGAGACTGTTTCAGG